AAGTAATCGAGCCTAGTACGACCGAGGAAGCTTCATTGGAGCAAACTCAAGAAGAAACTGGCCTACTCGACAATGCAACACCAGAAGAGGAAGTTAGTACAGAGGGAAACAAAGAAGTAGAAATAGATCATCGTGACCCTGAAACTGTTAAACAAGAAAAAGTAGAAGCAAATGAAGGAGAAAAACCTGATTGGTTGCCTGAAAATTTTTGGAAAGGCGATGATGCTGAAGCAGATTATGAAGCTATGGCAAAATCATGGACTGATCTTCGCAAACAAATATCACAAGGAAAACATAAAGCACCAAAAGATGGAAAATATGATGCATCTGCTTTTGGAGAAACTCCAGAAGACGATCCAGTTAGATCGCATGTAATGTCTTGGGCTAAAGATAATAGTATTAGCCAAGCGGCATTAGATACATTAGTTAGTGAAGTTGTTGGAATGAATCAAAATGCAGTTGAAACTTACCAAACTAACCTTGCTGAAGAAAAAAAACAATTAGGGCCTAATGCTGATGCTAGAATTAATGGCATGGTTAAATGGGCATCTAGCTTAGTTCAAAAAGGTGTTTGGGGTAAAGACGATTTTGAAGAATTTAAAGTTATGGGTGGAACAGCTAAAGGCATTTCAGCTTTAGAAAAAATTAGATCTTCTTATGAAGGTCGTATTCCTACTCAATCTGCTCCCGTAGATGGCGCACCATCAAAAGAAGAATTGTACGCTATGGTTGGAGATGAAAAGTATCAAACAGATCCATCATATCGAGCTAAAGTAGAAAAAGCATTTTCTCAAAATTTTAGCTAACTTTATTTCTATTGCATAAGCCTTAATTTTACTGTACATTAGAGTTAAGGCATATTGCATTTATTTTATGCAACCCTTTAACACAAGTAACCTTGTCGCATGGCTATCGTAAATAGCAAGCACAGGCCCAGTTATCTGGCATACCAAAGCGATTAATTTATTTATTATTAATTTCTAAGGAGAACAACATGAGCTTAGGACTATCCCCAGCTTTTGTAACACTCTTTGATGCCGAAGTTAAACAGGCTTACCAAGGTAAAGCAGTAATGGTAGGAGCTACTAGACAAAGACGAGGCGTTGAAGGCAGTACAGTAAAATTTCCAAAAGTAGGTAAAGGCGTAGCAACATTACGTGTTCCACAAACAGACGTTGTACCATTAAATGTTGATTTTGCACAAGTTACAGCAACTATGCAAGATTGGAATGCTGCAGAGTATTCAGACATTTTCATGCAACAAAAAGTTAATTTTGAAGAAAGATCAGAGCTAGTTCAAGTAGTAGCGAACGCTATTGGTCGTAGACAAGATCAACTTATTCTTGATGCACTTTTAGCAGGCAAAGGTTCTACTATTGCCCATGGTTCAGCAAACTTAACAGTTGCTAAACTTCGATCAGCTAAAAAGACATTAGATACAAAGAATGTACCACCACAAGACCGACACATGGTTATTCATGCTAATAATCTAGCTCATCTTTTATCTGAAACATCAGTAACTTCTGCTGACTTTAATACAGTTCGTGCATTAGTATCTGGTGAGCTTGATACTTTCTTAGGTTTTAAGTTTCATACAATTGGTGATCGTACAGAAGGCGGTCTTGAAATCAATGCTTCAGCTCATCGTAAATGTCTTGCGTTCCATAAAGATGCTATCGGTTATGCAGAAGGCATTGGCCCTAAAACAGAAATCAATTATGTTCCAGAAAAAACATCATTCCTTGTGAATGCTATGTTATCTGCTTGTTCTGTCGGTATCGACAGTGAAGGCATTGTTGAAGTTTTAGCATTGGAATCTTAATTTAACTAGGAGAAAGTATAATGGCTTATAGTGAAACAAATTTGTCGCCAGCAGGCGCACAATCTAAAGCTGGCAAAAGTCCTGGAATGTGGACTTATAAAGGAACAGAGGCAAAATCAGCAATAGCTGCATCTGGTTACTTTAACAGCGCATCATCTGTATTAAACATAGGTGATTTAATCTTTTATTATAAAACTGACTCAACAGTCTCAGCTAGTTTGCACGTTGTGCTAACTAATGCAGCTGGAGTTGTAGATGTTTCAGCAGGTACAGATATTTCTGTAGCTTAGTAATATTAGTAATGCAGAAGGTGGGGGTTTCGACTCTCACCTATTTGCACATTTGGAGAAAGTAGAATGGCATCTGGAGATACATCATTATCAATTTGTTCTGACGCATTATTAATGCTTGGGGCAAGTCCAATATCATCCTTTACAGAAGGAACAGATGAAGCAAATATTTGCAATAGTCTATACCCAGATATTAAAAACAAAACAATAGCAAGCTATCCTTGGTCTTTTTCTTTTAAAAAAGTTCAACTAGCTAGACTTATTACGACCCCAATAACTGAATACAAATACGAATATGCATTACCTGCTGATATGTTAGGCACACCAAGAGCTGTGTTTACTAGCAGTAGTGCTGGAGCTTCTTCTCAAAACGATTATCGTTTGTTAGGAGGAAAATTATTAACAGATTATGAATCTGTATATGTTGATTATCAATATGGTGTAGAAGAATACGAAATGCCTCATTATTTTGTTCAAAATATGAAATATCAATTAACTTGGCATTTAGCAATGCCTATTACAGATCAAATTGAAAAAACAGATTATTGGAAAACAGTAGCACAAGGAACTCCTGGTGAAAATGGTCGTGGTGGTTACATGCGCCAAGCTATGAATATAGATGGGCAAGGACAACCAACAAATGCTTTTCAAGATTTTTCATTAATTGATGTGAGATATTAATGGCTCGTTTTGTTAGTATGCAAACTAACTTTACGTCAGGAGAGCTAGACCCTCTTGTTCGAGCAAGAGTTGATATTGATTCTTATCGTAATTCTTTAGAAATTGCTAAAAATGTTATTTGCCAGCCACAAGGCGGTGTTACAAGAAGACCTGGTACTAAATTTATTAATGAGTTGGCAGGAACTCCTGCTAATGGATCACGATTAGTTTCTTTTGAATTTTCAGTAGATGACAGTTATATGTTGTGTTTTACTAACAATACAATGTATGTGTATAAAAATAAAGCTTTAGTTCATACAGAAACTAGCACTGGAATTGGTAGTGCTTATTTAGAAAAAATGTGTTGGACACAATCTGCTGATACATTAATTATTGTACATGAAGATTTGGCTCCAAGAAAAATAGTTCGTGGGGCATCTGATACTGATTGGACAGTTAGCACAATAACTTTTAAGTCTATTCCTAATTATGCTTTTTCATTGTCTGCAAGTAATCCAGCAGGAACTCTTACTCCAAGTGATGTTTCTGGAAAAATAACTTTGACAGCAAGTAGTGCAGTTTTTAGCGCAGGAAATGTAGGACAATATATTAATGCAGTTCCTCAAGGCCGAGCAAAAATTGTTGAATTTTTAACAACAACAACAATTAATGTTGTAACTGAATTTCCGTTTTTTGATACTTCTGCTATAGCTAATGGTAGTTGGGAATTGGAAACAGGATATGAAGATGTATGGTCTGCTAGCAAAGGGTTTCCTAGAACAGTTACTTTTCATCAAGGCAGATTATATTTTGGTGGGTCTAAATCAAGACCATCTACGATCTGGGGGTCTAAAGTAGGATTGTTTTTTAGTTTTGAAGCAGTTGAAGCATTAGATGATGATGCTGTAGAGGCAACATTAGATACTAATACTTTTAATGCTATTACCGATATTATATCAGGTAGAGATTTACAAATATTTACAACAGGCGGTGAGTTTGCAGTTCTTCAAGAAGGATTGTCTGCTATTACTCCATCTAATTTCTTTTTATCTACCACTTCTCGTAATGGGTCAAAAGAAGGGGTAAGAGTTCAACAATTAGAATCTGGTATTTTATTTATACAAAGACAAGGAAAAGCTTTATCAGAAATTGCTTATTCTGATGCTACTTTATCTTATCAAACTTCTAAAGTATCATTACTTAGTGGTCATTTATTAAAAAATCCTAAAAGCATGGATATTAGGCGTGCAGTTAATACTGATGAAAATGATTTACTATTATTAGTTAATGCAGACGATGGAAGTATGGCTGCTTTTTCTTTATTAAGATCACAAAATGTTATAGCTCCATCTGAGTTTACTACAACAGGAAAATTTATAGATGTTGGCGTAGACATTACAGATATATACGTAGTAACTACTAGAACTGATAGTGGTTCAGACAAACATTATGTTGAAGTATTTGATGATAATTCGCTAACAGATTGTGGTGTTATTGGAACTACATCAGCTACTGCAAATATGGCACATTTAGTAGGAGGAGTAGTTAATTGTATTTCAGATGGGTATGTAGAATTAGACCAAACAGTACCTGCGGGAGGGTCAATAACTTTTGCAAATGCTCCATCTTCTAGCTCTGAATGTGGTTTATCTATAGATGTAAAAATAAAAACTATGCCATTAGAATTAAAAGTACAAGCAGGAACAAGGATCGGGTTTAAAAAAAGAATTGTTGAGGTTAATGCTTTGTTATTTGAAACACAAAATATAGTTATAAATGATAATTTAGTGCCAATAAGAAGTTTAGGTAGTGGGGCATTAGATTTGTCTGTTCCTGTGTTTACAGGCACTAAGACCCTACATGGTATACTTGGTTATAATAATAATGGACAAATAACAGTAACACAAAGCGCTCCTTTAAAACTTACATTACTGGGGCTTGAATACAAAGTCGCAGTACATCAAGGGACATAAGTATGGGACTACCAGTAGCAGTACCCGCAATAACAAGCGCCATGGGTGGGGCAGTAGCAGCAAGTACAGTTGCAGCGCCTGCATTAATAACTGCCGCATCAGTTGCAGCGCCAATGGCTGCATTAACAAGTTTTAGTCCTGCATTAATATCAGGTGGTGGAGGGATATTTGGTGGTGGAGGGTTGTTATCCGGGGCTACTTTAATGGATGGAATCTTTGGAGCAACTAGTATATTAAGTAGTTTACAAAGTTTAAAACAAGGCGATATTTTAAAAAATCAATACGAGATAGAAAGTTTACAAGCTTTAACTAAAATGGAGATGGATAGTTACAACGCTACTGTTCAAAGCATGGAAAGATTTGATAAGCTAAGAAGAATACAAGCAGCTAATTTAGCTAAAAGTTATTCTGGCGGAGTTAATGGTTTAGATGGTTCAGCACTTTTAAAACAAATAACAAATGATCAAGAGTATGGAAAAGATGCAAAAATAGACCAGTTTAATATTGATAATATAGCAACTACTGGAAAAATTAATGCTTCTATTTTAAAAACAGCCGCAAAGGATGCAGTAACAACATCTAGAATAGATGCAGGCGTTAAGTTAGGCGAAGCTGCTTATTCTTATAAAAAATTATATGGGTAAATTATGGCATTAGATGATTATGAAAACGAATCTTTGATTCAACCACTAACTCCAATTAGTAATGTTGGCTCTCGTCAAGCTTTATCTAGTTCTCAATCATTAGAAAAAAAATTAGATACTATTTCTGCTTATGCCTTACAGTCATTAACAACTAAAGCAGAGCAAGAAGGGCAAAAATATGCAGTTCAAAATGTTCCTACAGTAGAACAAGTTGCTAGAGCAATTGAGGTAGACGAAGATGCTGAAGCATTGTTTGTTAAAGGAGGTTCAGTATATGGAGATGCTGCTAAAAAAGTTCAAGCAGATATGTTTAGGGAAAATTCAATTTCTACATTTTTAAGTAAAGCTAGCGTTATTACTACAGGAATTG